CCAGGTGAGGCGGGCTTTTGCACTTCAGGAGCTCGTCAATGGCCCGCCATCCGCTTCCCCGCGTCGAGAGTGGTCTCGATGCGGCGACAGATGCGCTGGACAGCCTCAAGGCCGAGGTAAGGCTCGGTTTCCGCGACCAGCGCCATTTCGACGAGATGGAGGAGCAGGCCGAAGCGGGCTGCAAGAAGGTGCGTGGATCCTTTCGTGATGCGCGATCTCGGGCTGTGCGGCTTCGCGGAGCGCGCGAGCAGTGATCGATTTGGCGGCGTTGAAGCGCGAGGCAGAAAGCCCTGCCGGCGACCGCGCTGTCGTGTCGCGCAGCTGGCTTATCCAGGCTATGGAAGAATTGACCGCTGGGCGACTGGCAGAAGAGCGGCTCGGACAGGTATTCGCGCTTCTTCAAGGAGAGAAGATTTGACTGCAGCCGACGCGCTTTCGCCTTCAGGCTTTGATCCTGCGATTGGGCGGAGTTTGCGAGAGGGCAATGCACTGCTCGGGGCGCTCTTTGAGCTTTCGGACGGACGTGGCCAATTGCTGGTACATACCGAGAAGCCTTGGATCAGCGCGACATTCAGCGGTGCTCGGCACACCTTCGACATCGTTTTTCTCGGCAACACCGCAGTTGCGGCAGGCGAGCAGCTGATCGCAGCACTGCCTGATCACGAATTCACAATTCCGGGCCAGTTGGTCGTCAAAGCCACGGCTACGTTCGTGCAATCGCGACCGGGCAACGCGATAACCCTTCCGGAGCTCACGATGACTTGCGAGCTGCTGTTGCAGGAGCGAAGGTGATGATTCCTTGGACGGTACTGCTCGGCGTGGCTGGCGCTACGATGATGGGGTTTGGCCTGCTCGGCAAATTCGCCGCAGGAATGGCCAGCTCAGGCGTTCACGAGACGCCAACCGCATCTAGGCTGCTGATCGGCGGCTCTCTCGTTGTTGCACTGTCGGTGCTGCTCTGATGCCCAATCATCGCCAACCTCGCACCGTTGACGCTGCGACCCCGCTTTGTGAGCGCTTTGCTGATATTGAGGCGCAGGTCGCCCTGATCGCCAACGCTCGCAACGACGCCATTGCTGGCGCCAATGCGGCTGCTGACAAGCGACTAGCGCCGCTGATCGAGGAGCGCGAACAGATCCGCTCCAAATTGGAGCCATGGTGGGCCAAGGCAGGCGATAAGCTGCTCGACGGCGTGAAGAAGACGCTGGAGCTGGGCGGCTGCATCATCGGTACTCGCAAGGGCAAGGATGCTCTGGGTGAGCCATCCGATACCAAGGCGACCATCGTGAAGCTGGAGACCGACGCACGGTGCAAGGCTCTAGTACGCGTCACCAAGTCTATCGACAAGCCTGCTGTGGCCAAGGCTCTCGATGGTGAGCTGGCTGACGGCCTGAAGGCCATTGGCTTCCATACCGTTGAAGGCGTGGATGAGTTCGTGCTTAGCCGTGCCGAGCAGAATCGCACGCGCTCGTGACCGAGGGCATCGGTGGCTGACATGCTGAGGCTTGAGCATATGCCTGATGTGAACGGCGTAGTCTGGCGCCGGGACCAACTGGTTGAAGCTTTGCGCAAAGCTGAGACGCTGCCCTTATCGGTGATGATCGGTGAGGAAAAGCTCAACGATCCTGCATTTGTGAGGACGGTTCGCCCGCTCCTCATCGCTGAACTGCGCGCCCAACTGGTGCGCGCTAATGACTCGCTCGCGTCTTACGGCGTGTCGATCGACTGAGTATGGCTGACAAGGTGCCATCGTTCCGGCCGTCTGGCTGGCGCGAGCGTAAGCCTTGGAAAGTGCGGGCAGGACGCAAGGATCGCCGGTTGCGAGGCCGCGCAGGACAGCGCGCTCGCGCTGCTGTGCTGGCTGAGGAGCCGTTCTGCCGGGTTTGCCTGGCTGAAGACAAACACGTCCGCGCTGAGGTGGTCGACCACATCGTGCCGCTGTCACACGGCGGCGGAGAAGAGCTGAGCAACAAGCAGGCGCTTTGCCATCATCATCACGATGAGAAATCAGCAGAAGAACGAGCGCGAGGCGCGGCGATCGACTGACCCTGGGGGGGGAGGGTCGATCTCTGAGAGCCTCGCTCCCGGACACCGACGGTCAGGCAAATTTTTGTGTGGGCGTTTTCAAAACTATAAAAGTTGGAGCTTTTCATGAGCAGCTTGGGACGCCGGATGCAGATCCGGATGATGAAGAATGCTGGCTATTGCCGGTCGAAGCATGCCTTTCGCCGCGATGCGGAAGGCAATGCGGTGAAAGTTTCTGTCCGCAAGGGCTGCATGATCTACAATCAGGACGACGTGGCAGTCGGATACCGCTGGCCAAACTAAATGGCTAAGGGCGGGGCGCGGCCCGGGTCCGGGCGCCGGCGTAAATCGACGGAGCTGAAAAAGCTCGACGGGACCGAGCGCAAGGACCGGGACGGCGGCGGCGATGCGCCCGCGGTGCCGGGGCAACTCATTTCTCCCATGCATCTGGGAGATCACGAGCAACTGTATTTCGGATCGATCGCGAAAATGCTCGAGGAGCAGGGGCGCGCAAGCCCGCACTTCTCCGAGCACGTCGCGCTGACGGCAGTGCGACTTGCGCAGGTCGAACGATTCGCTGCGGTGCTCTCCATCGAGGGTGACACCTATCAATCGAAAACGGCGCACGGTTTCATGATCCGGAAGCGCCCGGAAGTTCAGATGCTGTCCGATGCCATGCGGCATGCGCAATCGCTGTTGGGAGAGCTGATGCTCAACCCATCGGCCGCGATGCGCCTGGCTGAAGGCGACAAGCCTGATGAAGGAGGGTTTGCCGAGCTATTCAGGCAGTGAGGCGAGCGAATGGCGGAGCGCGACTATGTCGAGATCGCAAAGCAATATGCTCGCGATGTCGGCAAGGGGAAGATCCTCGCCGGCAAAACAATTCGGCTTCAGTGCGAGCGTTTCCTCGCTGAGCTGAAGCAACAGAGGAAACGGGATTTCCCATTTCGGCTTGATCCGGAAAAAGCATTCCGGGTCTGCAAATTCATTGAGCTGCTGCCGCATACCAAGGGCAAGTGGGCACGGGAAAAGCGCACGCTGATCCTCGAGCCGTGGCAAGTATGGATCCTCGTGGTCACCTTCGGGTGGCTGCGCAAAGCAAACGGGCTGCGCCGGTTCCGCGTCCTGACGGTCGTGGTACCGCGCAAGAACGGCAAATCGGTGATCGGGTCCGGCATCGGGCTCTACATGTTCTGCGCCGATGGCGAGCATGGCGCGGAAGTTTATTCCGGCGCGACCAACGAAAAGCAGGCTTGGGAGGTTTTTGGCCCCGCTCGCCTGATGGTCAAGCGAACGCCGACGCTGGCCAAGCACGCGGGCATCACGGTCAACGCGCGCAATCTGGTGCGCTATGGTGACAATTCGAAGTTCGAGACTATCGTCGGTGATCCCGGCGATGGACAGAGCCCGAGCTGCTCGCTGCACGATGAATATCACGAGCATTCCGACGACAAGCAAGTCGATACGATGCAGACCGGTATGGGCTCACGCGACCAGCCTTTGCAGGTTCTCATCACGACGGCTGGCGATAATCTGGCTGGGCCTTGTTACGCGCAAATCCAAGAGCAGCGCGAGCGCGTTGCCGGCATCGGTCACAACGGCGGACCGCCGCTCGATGACGAAACTTTCTTCGTTGAATACACAATTGACGACGAGGACGATTGGAAGAGCGAGGCAGCACTTCGCAAGGCTAATCCGAACTACGGTATTTCGGTCAGCAGGGACTTCCTGCTCGCTAGGCAGCGGGACGCGATCGTCACGCCGCGCAAGGCCGGTATATTCAAGACGAAGCACCTCAATCTATGGGTTTCCGCAAAAAGCGCCTTCTTCGATATCGAGGCATGGCGGCGCTGCAAGGCTGACTGGATAGAGCAAAATGCCGCGGCGGCGCTCCAGTTGGAGCGGCTGAAAAACCGGCGCTGTATCCTTGCGCTCGATCTGGCGTCGAAGTTCGATATCGCGGCACTGGAATATTTGTTCTTTCCTGAAGGAGCGCAGGCAACCACGGAGGATCCCTTTCTCCGGATCGGGCGGTACTTCCTCGCCAGTGACCAGATTGAGAAAGTTTCCGCCTATCAGGGCTGGGACGCATCGGGCCTGCTCGATGTCAGCGAAGGGGCCAGAACGGATTTCGCCGCGATAGAGGAGGCTCTGCGGGAAGCCGCGGTCGCATTCGATATCGAGG